CGTGCGGATTACCACCACCAGCGCACTGGATTGAGGAGGTAACTAACTATGGCATCCATTTTTTTGGTAACTTCGGGCTCTTTGATTGGCCCGACCACTGGCGGCACTGTGACCCAGTCCACCAATAAGGCAACTGCAGTGACTCTTAATGCAGAGTCTGGGCAGATCACAATGAACGGCGCTGAGCTTGCTGGCGCTGCTGAGGTGACTTTCCAAGTCAACAACGACAAGATTGCTGCCACTGACGTGGTAGTGGTCAACCACAGCTCTGCCGGTACTGCTGGCAGCTATCTTGTTCAAGCCAACAGCATTGCTTCTGGTTCGTTCAAGATCACTGTGGCGAACGTTGGTTCGACTGTTAGCGAAGCCATTGTGCTTAGCTTTGTGGCTCTAAAGGGCGCTAGCTCCTGATGGGTCTTTTCGCTTTTAAGCGAATGCGGGACAATGAGGCTGCTGCCAAAGCGGTGGCCTCTACCCCCAAACGCAAGACTTCTAATGTGACGCCCGATGGCAGTAACAATCGACGCAACAGCGGGCGGGGCAAACGCCAACAGCTACATGACCCTAGCTCAAGCTGACGCCTACGTTGAGGCAATGATCAGCAGCACAGATGTCAGCAAATGGAGCACTGGCACTGATGACACACGCAACAGGGCGTTAACAGCAGCTACGCAACGTCTTGATCGTGAAAGGTTTATTGGGGCACGGAGCACTGACACACAGGCTTTGCAATGGCCTCGCACTGGTGTCCGAAAACCTGATACTTACGTCAACACGTATGCGACTGGCTTTCCGTTCCGGATATCTGAAGATTATTTTACTGACGAGGAAATTCCTGACCAAATCAAGCGGGCACAGATTGAACTAGCCGTTTACCTGAAGAGCAACACAGACGGCATCAGCCTTAGCGGCCTTAATGATTTCAAAAACATTAAGATTGGCAACATCGACATTACGCCTGACAAGTCTGGTGCGATTGGTGCTGACCACGTTCCACCGATGTTTGAAAGGTACCTGACTGGGCTTAGAATCAGTGGACCAGGCAACATCGCTATCAAACGGAGCTGACTATGTACGGAGACCTCTCAGGTGGTTTTGAGTTCATCTCGGATGATCAAGAGCACACTGGCCGATTCCAAAAGATCTACTTCAAGGAAGACAGCGTTATCAGTGCGATCACGGTGCAAAACGCTACTGGCAACAGCTTGGCCAGTGAGACGTTTGTGGCCGACACCTACATCTGTGGGGTCATTACCAGCATTACGCTGACCAGCGGCGCCTGCCTTGCTTATCGTGTGTGATGCCTCTTAATTACGGCCTGATTGCCAAAGCTGTTAGCAATGCCATAAAACAGGTTGGCGGTGATGTGACAGTGCGTTTTGTTACTGCTGGTGCATACGACACTTCAGACGGATCGATAACAGAAACAGAAAGCGACACAACAGTTCCGGGCATCCTTGAAGATGTGAACTTGCGCGAGGCAAATGAGTTGGTACAAGCTGGTGACAAACGCTTGACGGTCGCAGCTGATGATCTTGCTAACGCGCCTGAGACTAAAGATCGTGTCGTCATCAACAATATTGTGCATCAGATCATTTCTGTAGAATCAAATGAACAGGACGGCACTGCGATTTCCCATGTTTTGACTTTGAGGGCCTGACGATGCCACGCCAAATCAGGATCGATCAAATCCCTAGTCATATGGGAGACCAAATCCAAAAGCTTGTAAAGACAACTACTCTTGAGTGGGATAGGCGAGTCAAACGCAAAACACCAAAGATTACAGGAGTTTTGCGCAACGGTTGGCAGCCTGATGTAAGCCAGCCTTATGTTGGTACTGTCGATAACAGGGTTGTTTATGCAGAGGCGGTGTGTTTTGGGACAAACCTGCCACCATCTTGGAATAACCAACCAAAATCAAGCCCGCCCCCAGGGTTCCCAGAGCTTATCGGCAAAGAGCTTGAGTCTTGGGCACAATCCGAATATCGTCGGATTGTTGCTGAAGGCTAATGGCTGCTGCTGACCTAAATACAATCAGGGCAACGATTGAAGGCCGGCTAGCAACTGAGCTTGCCAGCAGCCCTGTCATTCCTGTCGTGTTTCACAACATGGCGTACGAGCCAACGCCAAACAGCTCTTGGGTGCAATGTTTGGTCAGCTTTGGCGCTAGCGAATACTTAGGACAAGGGCTGACAACAAATTCACAAGATCGGAGTGTAGGGTTGTTATTAATCAACACCTTCACAGCAAAAGGTGTCGGGCCTGGGGCGAACTACACTATCGCCAAGCGCATAAGGGACCTATACAATAGGGTCATCGTGTCGGGGGTCTACTTCGACGCTCCAATAGGCCCAGAGGTTCTAGCTTCTGCTTCTCCCGAGGGCTACCTGCAAACTCAGGTCCGTGTGACCTTTGAATTTATCGAGGAACTCTGACCATGGCCACTCTACGCGGAGAGCAAGGACAAGTACAGTTTGAGACTGGCAGCGGCAGCCTTGCCCAAGTTGTCGGTACTCGTAGCTGGAGTCTTACGATTGAAAAAGACACTTACGACACCACTGTTCATGGCAACACTTTCCGCCAGTTCATTGGTGGCTTGATTAGTGGCTCTGGCACTGTTGAGCTTGTTTACGATCCTGATGCGACTGGCCAAGCCGGGTTCTTAGAAGACGTTGTGAAAACCAACGATGCAACTGATGCCTCATTCGAGCTTTTCACAACTGGAAACTCAACTGGCACCGATTCAGTTGCTTTCGGTGGAATCATTACCAGCATGGAGATCACTTCGACAGTTGGCGAGCTGGTCATTGTCACTTGCAACTTCATTACCAGCAGCACCATTACTTCCAATCTTGAGTGATAAGGCTATAGTTTGAATGTTTCGTTCAAGCTATTGAATGTCTGCCAACAATCGCACTGTGGACCTGCTGGTTGAGGCTTTTGACCTTAACCAGCGTCGCAAGTTCGACTTGAAGAATGCAACTGGCGATGTGCTCGTCAGCCTGTACTTCAAGCCAATCACCAGGGCTGATCGCAAAAAGGCCCAAAGCTTGTCTAGCTCACAAGAGGCGTTGGATGTCAGCACACAAATGCTTTGTCAAATGGCCGAGCTTGAAGACGGTACGAAAGCTTTTGCCACGTCTGATGCGACTAAACTTCAACGTCAGTTGCCTGAGACAGTGCTAAATGAGCTTGAATTGTTCTTGTTTGGGGTGGGTGAAGAGACTGACCTTGACGAAGCAAAAAACGACTGAAGCAGGACAGCTGGCTCTACTTTGAGTTTTTTCTGGCCTGCGAACTGGGGATGACGGTCAGCAAGCTTCGTAACGAATTGACTGATGCGGAGCTTGTTCACTTTGCTGCGTACTATCAGTTGAAACAAGAGCAAGAGGAAAAGGCAAGGGATCGCGCAAAAATGCGTCGGCGGTAGTATGGAGGCATTGCTAGGCGGCTATGGCTGAGGCGAATGTACGGCTAAGGGTTGATGGCCGTGATGCCGTCAATCAGCTAAATCGTGTCAACAAAGCCGCTGGCACGTTGCAAGGCACTGTCGGCAAACTTGTCGGGGCGTTTGCCGGAATCCAGGCTGCCAAGTTTGTTTTCTTCAAAACTGCTGAACTTGAGACACAGACCCGCAGCCTGAAAGTGCTGACGGGCTCTCTTAACGACGCTCAAAAAATTATTAAGGAACTGCAGCAGTTTGGTGCTGTTACTCCGTTTACCAGCTCTGAGCTGATTGAAACGGCAAAACGTCTCAAGGCATTTGGTTTTGAGACGGAAAAAATCGTTGATGTCACTAAAAGGCTGGGTGATATTGCCGGTGCTACGGGTGCCGACCTTGGTGGCATTGCTACTGCGTTTGGTCAGATCCAAGCCAAGGGCAGGTTGCAGGGCGAAGAACTGCTGCAGTTGCAAGAACGTGGCGTTGACCTTCAAGGCACGCTGCGCAAAGAGTATGACCTAACTGCTGAGGAGTTCCAGAAAGCACTGAGCAAAGGTCAAATTGGCGCTGATGCCGTCACTTTTGCGCTTGAAAAACTAACTGAGAAGGGCGGTAAATATGCGGATGGCGCTATTGCGCAATCAGACACATTGAATGGCAAATTCAGCACCCTTACGGACAACATTGATAATGTTGCTCGAACTATTGGTGAGGTCTTAACCCCTGCGCTGAAGGATGCTTTTGATCTTGCGATAAGAACGACCAATGCAATTAACGAGGCTTTAGCAGCTCGGAGCATAACGACCAAAGAGAAACAAGCTTTTCAGCAAGAAGCTGTCAGAGAGGTTCAGGCTGCTGGTGGTGGCTTTGGAGTTGGCAATGTTGTTGTACGCCACTTGGGCAAGACATATCAAGGCCCACCAGATCAAG